TAGTACCTGCGGACTGTTTCTTAATATGAAGTTCGGCTTGAGGAGAAGCTGTTCCGATACCAACTGAACCACCTGATTTAAAAATAGCTACAGGTGTTGTGCTGTTTGATGCTTGACCCATATGAAACTCTAGATCTTCACCAGAGTTTGTTTTTATATGAGCATTTTCGTTTGCACCAGAACCAGTAATACCCATTCTGAGCGTAGCACCAGCTTCATTGTTTATCGTAAACTGAGAAGTATCACCAGTTATTGCATCATTTACAACCAAACTACCAGTCATCGTACCACCAGATAAAGGCAATTTAGTAGCAATACTGTTTGTTACAGTTGTAGCAAAGTTAGGATCATCACCTAAGGCATCAGCCAACTCATTAAGAGTATTAAGAGTGCCAGGAGCTGAATCAACAAGGTTACTAATCTGAGTACCAACATAAGTCTGGGTAGCGTAACCAGCAGAAGCATGATCGCCCCAAGAATAAGCAGTATCCCAAGTATTTTTTACAAGAGAACTAAAGTCTCCTTTATCCCACACATCAAACCCTCCTTGGGTTATATTAGTGCTAACAGTGACGGAGTCCGCTACTATTGTTTTCTTTCTTTTTGACCCGATTAACGTTGCCATTTAATTCCTTCTCCCTCTAATTTTTCTTCTAACAACTTTAGTTGGTATATTATTATCTAGTAACCCAGTATATAAGGTTCCGAATGTTATTGAATCTGGTTTAGTGCTCATCTTGTAAGGGGCTTTGTCGACAGAACCAACTGCCAAATATTTAATCTTTAATTGGTTGCCCGAACTAGAGAAAGTGTGCACGCTGTCAATAGCATAACCTTCCCAAGTAGTACCTGCGTTGTTACTAACATATGCTAACATAGAACAACCAGAAGGTGTAAAATGATCCAACATATCTACGTGACAAAAGTCTATATTACCTAAAGTATCTAGCGAGAAGTTTCCAAACTCACAAGACCAGTCACCTATAAGTCCAGGACCTATATCATTTGACCATACTTTAAAACTATGACCATCGTGCCCATACCCTGTTTTAACCCACCAATAGGTGCCGTTAGCAGACTGCATTCTAAACATGGGGTTTGAGTAATCTGAGCGGTAACTTCTTCCTCTGCCTCCTGTTGTTGTATCTTCTGTAGTAAGGTCATCTCTATACAGCCCTACAACCCTATTATTATCCCAATCTAACCAACCATCTAACATATTTTTACCCCTGTCAGAGGAAGTAGGATTAAATGAGGGGTAATTAGGCATCTTATCAATCCAATTGCCTGTAGTACTTTGTTTGTTTGTGCCTCCCCTAAATAAGTTGCCACCAGCGAAACCATAAGCTATGTTCTCTACAAATATTTGTGCAATAACTGTCGCGTTTGACCCTGTAAAACAAGGCGTAATGTCTATATTAGCAAATCTACTATTACAACCTACTCTGATATTATTGGGCGCGTTCACAGGATCTTCTACAAATAATCCAGCCTCATAAGCATCATCCCCTAAGCCGATATCACCCATATCACACCAAACACATTTAGGATTTGCGGTAGAAGCATTTAAAATTACCGTAAAGTTAGCATTGTAGTACGTCATGTAATAGACTCTATCATTGATTTCATCATAAGCTAAGTAGCCTCTATACCCATTTCTATCAATTGTTGTAGACCCTGGGTACTTGTAGCTTTCTGAGGTGCCATCAATAAGCTCCTCTGTACCGTTTACCCAATGTCTACGCGGGTATTTTTTATAATGCGAAGCATCGTAGTCCAAGATATACAACCAATCACCTGCGGTAACTGTCCCGCTTTCGTAGTAGTTCCCACTTCTATCTATATTCACACCGTTGCTGAATACGTATCTAGTAGATGGCCTAGTGTTTACTACTGTCGTTCCGCCCACTTTCAAATCCGAATAATCTAGCATCGAATAACCATTTACGTTATGTGTAGTCAGGCATATTTGGCTAGAGCCAGAGTGACCTGCTAACGAGTTGATGTGATTGTAAGTACTGGTTGTATCTCTAAAAAGTGCTTGACTGTTATAGAAAAGCTTAGTCATAGATCCATCATTGTTTAGTCTGCGAATGGCACAACCATCTCCCCAACCCGCTGTGATTAATAAATCACCATCAACATGATACGCGCCATAGCCAATAACCCTATCGCCACCATCATAATCACCCGAGCCACTGCTAGTAGTAGCGTTACTCATACCTCTTTTCCACGCTGGAACTATAGCACTCTGGCCACCGTACTCTCCGAATACGGCACCAACTATATAACTTATCGTATCTCTAGTAAGACTAGCACACTTTATACTACTCATGATAGTTCCTCTATTTTCTTTAAACACAGAGAGACTTCATAGACCAATAACTGAATCATTGAGTCATTTATCTCCTCCATAAGACGTTCTGACTCCAGAGCCTCTACAAACTCTTCATAACATTTTTTATAATACCCTAAATCTTCCACTATACTCTCCATTATGTGCTAACTATTTCAACCCAGAACTGATGAAAGTTTTCTAGGTTAAGATTACTTATACTATAAGTATGTTGTTTATTATTACCACTATAACTAAGTACAGCGTTTGATCTTGATAAACTACCCAGTACTGCGTGCTTATCTACATATATTTCAATATGATCTATAAAGCGAGTATCAGGAATGTTATATTCAATATGATAAACGTTTAGGTCTGGTATAATAGATAAATTTAACACATCTAAAGTTGGCATTACAAAAACTTGTGTAGTGGTAGCTGCGGTAGAGTATGTTCCATTTGAAATAGCATAAACACGATAAGCAATCGTACCCGCTATTTCAAAAGAAGTATCTATAATACTCATCGAGGATGCTATGTCTTCTTCCGCTATTCTTGCGATTAAGGAGTAATCAGAACCTGTAGCTCCATCACTCCAAACTTCGTAGTGATCTACTCCAGAAAATGTAGATGCCCCTATAACTATCTCTATTGTCTCATCTACTACTGTTGTTGAAGTAATGCTTGGAGCGTTAACAGAAACAGCTGATAGATAGCCTGCAGAAGCATGATTGCCCCACCCATAAGAAGTATTCCAGTTTCCTGAGTTACCTCCTGTAGCTGTTACCGTGCCAAGTGCAGTTATATTACCATTACCATTTATCTTAAAAGGCTCAGTAGCTGTGCTATATGTTTTCTTATTTCTAAATACCCACGTATCCCCTGTCTCAAGATCATCAGTAACCTCAAAGATTACCTTAACATCATTGGTTGCAGGTGACTCCCCATATAAACGCCAGCCATCATTATCTCCGACGACTTGGCTAATCATATCGGTGGGTACAGTTGATACACCATCCCCGTAAGTTGTGCCTACTGGATTTTGTGATAGACCTATAGAACCTGTCATGGTGCCACCGCTCTTAGGCAGCGCAGCATTAGCTTTATCATAAGCCGCTTTTACCGCGAGCGAACTAGCTGAAACCGATGAACTCGTTGAGCTCACAAGGTTACTAATAGGCCGAAAAGTATCTGTAAATAAAGCATTAGTAGGAACAGCAGTCAATAAGTTACCAGTTAACGTAGCAGCCCTAGCGTTTGTAAGTCTTGAATCTGTATCTAATACGTAATCTACTAGTTTTGTATCTACCTCAGCTTCGGTAGCATAGTCAGAAAGATCTACTCCTGCTGTTATAACCTGCTCTTCTACTGAAAAGGTTAATCCTACGGAGTCAATAACCGAAGTATTACTACAAGAAATTCTAATATCATATACGTAGTCCCCAGATGTTAAATCTTCTGCGGTTGGGGTTAGTGTCTCATTCCAGTAGTAGCTATGTGTCCATTCTGAGGGCTCTCCCTGAGCACCTTGTTGTAGAACAGAGCTTGTAGTAACTGCTACAGAGCCTGTAGTAGCTATTTGTACCGTTTGTGATTGGGTTTGAGAACTTAGTCTCCTATTAAGAGTCATTGTTATATTAGCAGCAATTGGAGTAGCATAACTATAATCATTACTAAAAGAGACTAGGCCTTCCCCAGAAATAGTAGTAGGATTACCATTAACATGTGTTAATGGGTTTAAATTTTTCTGTATTATAGAATTATTCGTTAGCGTACCAGAAGGGCCATTATAAGACTTCAAACCACCACTGTTTACCGTAGCACCTATAGCATTCTGTATATAGTCTACTGCCTGCTCACTAAAAGAGCTGGGGAAAATAGACCTGACTGAAACAGCTTTACCATCTATTATTCCATCGCCGTCTTTAGTAATTTGAAATATTGTTTCCAAGCTCTTAACAGTTGGGTCACTGCCATCATCAGGGTTCCAAACAGAAGCCGCAGCGAATATTAGATCATTACCTTTGTTAAGTTTAACGGTAGATTCTATTGTAGTATTATCAGCAGCATAAGAAATAGCTTCAAAATTATCAGCAACAACAGTACCGGTGACTAGAGCATTACCATTTATTACTAGAGTAAATCTTTCCCAACCTCCAGCAGCTAATGGTGAAGGTGAAACGGTTCCACCAACATACCTAGCCGTTCTATTCCATGTTGCAGAATCTGTATTACTAAGAATAACTATGTCCCCTATTACAGGAACTCCATCAGGCAATGCTGAATTAACATTGGTCGTTGTAAAGTTTGAATCCGAAGTCCAACTAGCGTTTGTTTTACTATAGTTACCTGCACCGCGAGCACCGCCCGCAGTAAATAACCCTGGAGCTGTCCACGATGAATCTTGTGGAGCCGCAGCATCTGATGTAAAAGTTCTTTGGGAAAGATAAGCGTTGTCTGGCCCAGTAGCTAAGGTAGGTATTGAAGTAGTCCAACCAGACTCGGTTGGTGTAGGACTAGCAAAAGTGCCTCCAGTTGGAGGGTTTGGTGCAGTAGTCCCAGCTTTATAGTACATAACAGATTTCTGTTGCTGTCCTAAAGTAGGCCCTGTAGGATCCCCTATAGTAACACTACCTGATATAGATAACTGTGAACCATTCCATTTAATATACTGAGTACTATCTCCTAAAGCAAACCTAAACTTCTGTACACTATTAATATCAGAATATCCCATCCAAATACCTTCAGTACTTTCTGAATATCCAGTAGTCGCACTTCTATTAGAAGTTCTAAAACTAGGAGTAGAACCTCCCAACCAACCCATAACAAAGTCAGCAGCAACGATCTCATCTGTAATTACTTGACCACTAATATTAAGTATAGAATTTACAGCATCAAATTGAAAAGGCACAGCAACTGTTGTACTATTATATACTCCAGCCTTGCCTATAGTAACGTTACCAGTAGCAGCATCAAACTCAAAAGTTTTGTCTGCGGAAGTATCAAAACCTTGTATATACCTACTATCAATGTATACTTTAGTATTTGCAGATAAAGACTCCCCATCTACAGCTAAAACATAACCAACTACTGAGCTCTCCGTAGTATCTTCTGAAATATATACCTCACCAGTTAAAAACGTAGAAGAATTATTATTCCAACCCTGTACTTGTACTCGTACTGCTAAGTGTTTTCTATAAGGAACAGAATTAAACGTATGGTCTGTGCCTAAAGAAATTTCTGATACTGCGTTCGTCCAGTCAACCGTAGATATACCGTCATACTCTACATACTGTACTAATGTATTTTGTTTTTGTCCTCCAGTAGTCCCTATTTCCCATGCCCAGGCCAACTTAAGATTGTGGGTTGCAACGTTACCAAGTACTTTAACCGCGGAAGCGCTAATGGCTCCTGTTGCTGCCGCAGGGGCACTAATACTATCCGAAACACTTACTGCAGTAGAAAAAGTGTCTGTAGAACCAGTATCTACAACACCATCACTAAAAGTAAAGTAAGAAGTTACTCTAAATTTATAAGTATTAGCACTAAGTGTGATAGCTATAATATTATCTGAAATAGCTCCAGTGTATATTACTTCCGAAGTACTAAAGTTATCAGTACTTGCCTCTACTAAACTAGTAGCTGCAGTACCGGCAAAAGTTATTTGCACGGTAGATGCTGGAGAGCCTATTTGTTCTTGATCATTATTAACGTTAATCACGCTAGTAATTGTACAAGGAGTTTTCATACTTACTGCATTTTGTTCTGTAATACTAAGAACACTTTCAACACCAGTATACTGAGCGTTTAAAAGTACTGAGCTAGTAGATACAAAAGCATCTACTAAAGAAAATGAAAAATCATAAGATGTGCCCGCAGTAAGAGTGTCCACATATAAATGATCTTTACTTATATATGCGGTATCAACTCTATTAGCAGTACTTTGATTAGCTCCAGCGGCCTTAACCCAAACAGACCTAGAAGCTATATCTATGTCTGAAGGGGTATTATGGATTACTCTTATTTTTGAGTAACCTACCTCTAGCTGCTCTATATTAAATATAGCAGGTTGTTTATTTATCATATTAAATTAGCCCATTCTGAAGAGACAAAACTAGAGTTTCCCTCGGAAAGTCCGTTTGTTGCCCTTATTTTTATTTGTAAGTTTCGAGTTGCTCCTACGGCTCCTGAGTTATTAGTCGCGTAATCTGTAATATTTTTTGTTAGTGTGTACGTGTACGGATTTCCTGTGCCCTTAGTTATGCTTTCTACTCTAAGAGAAGTTCCTGTAGAATCTGCTATAGCTATTTGATAAGTAGTTATGGCAGTATTGGTACTTTCTGACCAACCCATTACTAAGTCAGACCCAGTAAATTCTCCATTTATTGTACCAACACTAAGAAAGTTTGTAACAGGAGCAAAAGATACAGGAGCTACATTATTATTAGAAAATCTAACAACAGCAAACTTACTAATTTTACCTGTCCTTGCCACCGTTAATACTTTGAAAGTGTAGTCTTTAATAGTATTGAGATTAGTTATTAATATAAAATGTTTAGTCACCCCATTATCGCTAATAGTTTGAGTAAGAGGAACTGTATAGTCTGAGCTTTCTTCTTGCCAATCTCTAACATCATACCTTAGTATGTCAGAAGCTGGGGGAGTATTCCAAACTAGTATGCCATGTACATCATCTGTAGTAGCTACTGAGAACCTACTAGCATTAGGTAACGATACGTACTCTAAACCATCTGGAGGCAAAGTAGCAGAATTAATAAAAGTTACTTCACCACTATTATCAGAGCCATTTTCTTTGTTAGTATAAATACTACTATCAAAATCTTCCAAAGTAATATCAACTAAGCCGTTAGACTTGAGGGTAGTACTTTTCACTCTAAAAGTTTTTAAGTTATAACCAAATCTGCCATAAGTAAGTGTAACATTATCATTAGGCTGTAAGAATAAAAACTTAAAATAAGTTGTAAATGATAGCTCCCTAGAGTATCTTGACTTACGAAGTTGTACCTGAGCCCACTCCCTAGCCGTATAGTAATTAGTAATACCACTAAACTGTATATTACCTTTTTTACTTATGCCATTGTCTTGTGCTTTATAATTTGAATCAAAAAAGTTAACAGAGGTACCTTTCCAGCCCTGACTAGGGTCTATGATAGATGCTGTTATGGAATTCCATTTATTTTTATTAGATAGATCTTTAGTAGTGATTTTACCTTTAATATCTGATACATCTATATCAATAACAGTAGCAGAATTATCTTCAAGTGTTAAATGATACTTTCCACCAATAATATTTAAAGTTCCGTCAAATTGAGTAAGAATATTAGAGATGTTCTTATTAACAGTGGCTTCAGTTTTAAGCAAAAAATTACATTGCATTATTTGTCTTTGTCCTGAATCTGTGCCCTGTACTGGAGCAGTTTTCCACCCTAAGTACCTCCAATAAGTAAGGAAGTCTTCATCATACGTAGTAGTCTGTGCATCTAATGCAGCGGCCACTTCATAAAAAGATTCTACATCTATAAGATCCTCAGATAGTGATCCCCCACATAAAGTATCTGTCATATAATCTCTTAAGTGCCAAACAGGATTAAGAGTGTATTGGTTATCTGTTTTGGTACCTGCTTGGTTATAAGTACTAACAAGATTACCCGATACAACAGCCTCTATTTTAGGCATTTCAGTTTCTTCTTCTGAGATCTGAATCTTAACAACCATATAAGAAGTGTCTAGTAACTTACTATTAACGTCCCAGTAATTTAGTCTTTGTACTGAAGAATCTTTTGCACTTTCTTTAGCAAACCAAGCATCTTGATTTAAAAACCCGCCCGTAAAGTTTTGTGCTATTGTAGTTAATGTACTTGAAGCCGTCTGGTTAGATTTACCATGAAAAACTTGGATCTCTTTGGTTCCAGTCTCATTAGTTATAGTAAAAAGCTGTCCGTGTTCCGTACCTAAGGTCTTATCTTTGACTATTGTAGGGAGAATGGGAGATATACCTGCAACCTGCGACCACTCAGCCCCATCTCTATACCTTAAAGGTGTTTCATCAACTACTGAAACGTAGTTAGAGTCTGTAGAACCAAACGCAGATAGAGTATCTCCATTTGCCATATTACCAGTACAGTTTCTTTCTACATTCTCTTTAGCAGAAGAACATAGTATAGACTCTCCATCAATATATATATTTAAAAATGACTCTATTTCTCCCTCCGAGAATGCGTATACTATATATACTTGAGTAGGGTCACTTTTTAGTGCGTCTATAAATACTGGTATACCAGGTACTTTTTGAACACCGTAAATTTTGGGTAAAAACTTAGCAGATAAAGACACTCCCAGTTCCAACTCATTTTCAACTTCTTTTTGGTACTCATACTGTTTAGGTGATTGCCAAAAATAGCGAGACTTAAATTTATATGCAGTCTCAGTAGTAAGATAAGAACTTACCACTTCTATTGTTTGGTTTGCGTGTTGAAAACCGGTATCGGTTCGGTGTGCTACACGCTTAGCTCCGTCACTAGGAGTGGGAAGCCCTGTAGTACTATCTGTTACTATACCTCTATGTGAGTCGTTGTCTGTCATTCTACCGTTAATAAGTTCAAAGTCTTGAAACTTACCGGCACATTTCCAAGATACTGTACTCTTTCCAGAGGTAATGCCCTCGCTTATATTAATATCAGTAATATCACCGATAAAGTATTGCATAGGTCCATTAGTACTTTTGTCAAAAGCGATAATAGCACCCGTATCGTCTAAATAAGCTCTTAGTACTTCTAGCTCATTTCCGACATAAGAGAATTGTAGGTTTTCTACTAGACCCCTATCTAACTCTTCTTGATATTCACCAGCAACTTCAATAGATAATTTATAGTTAATTAATCCTTGTCCCTGTTTTACATCTCCTACTTTAGTTATTTTCCCTGCTTCATATGTTTTTAAGTCCCAAGTTATATTAGAACCGTAGTCCGTAAGATAAGCAGGGGTTACCGTAGGGTCTCCTGCAGCATCAGTAGTTGGAATATCAAACCTAACAAGGTGTGCTATCTTTACTGAAGAGGCACTAGCTAGGTAGCTTAGTGCAGATGGTTTTAAGTTTCTTGCGCTCATATAATATTTTCTCTCATGCTAAGGGTAAACCCTTCGTAAAGTCCGTCTGCAGTTAAGTTAAATGCCGGAGGTGTACCCTTTAATCTGACCCTGAACCTAATATCATTAGGCTCAATAGTGGCAGCATCTACAGCAGTCCTAGATATAGATAAGTCACAATTAAGTGTTAAAGTCATAACGCCTGCAGTTACCAAAGCGTGTGTTATTAGATAGATCTTACTATGAGTATCTAATTTTATCATGTCTCCAACGGCGAGCTCGTTCCCAGAGCCACGGTTAGCCCAGTTAGCGATTTCTATCTGATTGGAATTAGTTCCAGTACTGACGTCATCTGCCACAATAGAAGTAGCCCCCCAGTAACGTGGATCTAGGTTGTTTCTGGCGTACGTGGGTAGTTGAACGTAAAAATTTGTGAAGCCGCCTTGTAGTGAATATACAAAGGGTATAATCGTGTTTGCTTCAGCTATAGTTAGCTGTGGGTATCCTACCTGGATTTCCCAATTACTTCCTGAGAACTTAACACCAACACTGCCGCCGTTATTTAGTGTGTGTATCATCCCAGGAGTATTATCCGTTATCTGCTGTGATACAAACCCAGGACCTACCGGTGCTGTTTTTGGATCAGGTAATTGACTTAGTGTTTCGTAGCTCATTAGTATTGTCCTCCATTTCTAAATATATTATATCGTAAATACGGAGCATTTGCAACTTAATAATTTTATTTTGGGTATGAAAAAAGGGCCGAAGCCCTTTTCTTGTTATAAGTTTTCTACAGACTTGCTAAAGCGTGCGTTAAACTCTTGTTCAAATGCATCGAATATCTCAGGGCTTCTGTCTAATATAGACTGTCCGTCCATCGCATCTATACTAATAGATGGAGAGAATACAATACTTGGTCCTGCTTGCTTAGTAGATTCACCAGCAGTTGCAACATTAACAGGTACTTGTGGGGTAATCATTTCTGGTCCACGTTCTCCTACAATAATACTTGCTCCGGCTTCTGAATAACCACCACCAGCCCTGCCAGGTGTACTACCTGAACCACCTAGGAATGCGAACTCACCAGCATTTGCTGATTTGCTAACGTCCATAGAGTTGTCACGGTTTCCACCAGTAATGCTCATAGCACCAGGACCAGAAGGGGCACTTAAACTAGCCAATTGACCAGATGCAGCTTTATCAATGTTAGCCATTTGCATAACACCACTTGCCGCCATAATACCGGCTAATGCGTAGTTCCAAGGACCTACTGGTTGCATCGCTAGTTGTCCCATAACAGCCACTGCAGTACTCATACCAACAGAAGCTTTCTTAGCTTTCGCCTCTTCTTTAATCTTCTTAATGTTTAAGCCTTTGATCTTAGCTACAGATTCTTTAGACTTACCATCCCTTTTCTGTTCGGCTGCAATTTCTCTATCATAACCTGCCACTTTACCAGCACTTATATCTTGGAATAACTGTAACCCTACCTGTCCAACAGCAGAAATACTTTTTACAGTCTCTTGTACTGCGAATTTCTGGTTCTCATTTAGTGACTCACTACCTTCTGAGATATTCTGCCATAAGCTTGAAAACCCAAACTTCAAACCGTCTAGAGGTCCTACAGATCCTGTCTCTAACTGAGCCAGACCCTCTTTAGTTAATTTGAAAGCCTCGGTCATTTTACCTATTGAGTTATCTACGGTTTCAAATGTATTTATAAAGGTATTCTGTAGCGGGGAAAGATCCCAACCAGATACTAGTTCTTTCATTCTACCTACTTCTGCAGAAAAATCAGCGATTGCAGACATACCCAATAAACCCTCTGTGGTTTTTAGTTGAGCATTCATATTAGCAAGAGCTAGTGCGTTTGCTTGTATCTCTTCATCAGTACCTATAAAACTACCCGCACCATCACCAGTATTAAGCCTATTTTTAGTCTCTTCTAGAACTGCAATCTCTGCTCTCATATTAGCAATAGCAGCGTTATCTGTACCTACCTTAGTAGTTTGACCAAAGGCGCTTGAAACTGTTGCTGCTTGTTGAGAGCTTCGAGCAGTATCTGATGCTGTTTTTTGTAGTCTAAGTAAAGAAGCCTCGTATTTTTCCGTACGTTTTATAGCATGAGACTTTATATCAAGAAGCTCTAACTGTAGCTTTTTCTCAGCCTCTAACCTAGCCTTCTGGGCGGTGTTCTCAATACCAACTAAAGCAATCTGAGCATCAAAGGTCTTAGATACTAATTCTTTTTTCTGCTTTAAAAGAGTAGACTCTTTAACAGCAAATTCTGCATTCTTAGCCTGTTGTATAGAACTATCATCATTAAGTTTCTTTATCTGCTGCATAACTGTTCTTTGATTATAAAGATTAACATACTGTGCAGTCATAACCGCTAACTTATCATTCTCTTTTTTCAGTAAGTCAGTGTTAAGACCTCCAATTTTTGTCTGTGAATCAATGAAGTTAGCTTGGATTGATATTTGTCTAAATAAGGTATCTGTAGTATCTTCACCTTGCCGTTTACTAGTTACCCCACTCATAGTTCTGGTCTGTGCTATCTCTTTTAAAGAGTTATGGGCTTTCTCTATAGCAGCAGTTAATTGGTCTGCGGTTTTTATCTCATCATCCCAAGGTACTAGACCTCTAGAAGCGATTTCACTATATAAGTCTTTAAACGCTAACTTTTGTTTATCTACCAATGCTGTAATCTCTGAATCACTACCTACATTAGTAGCAATTTGAGATAACTTACGTGCTGCAGTTAATGTCTCCGTTAGTGCACTGCCTCCTGTGGCAGCTTTTTGAGATAGAACACTTAAATCTGATCTGCCCTTAAGTATTGATTTCTCCGATGCCTTGATTCTAGCAGCATCTAGTGCTACAGCTTTATCTTTATAATCTTCAATTTCTCCAAGATTTTTTAGTTTAACATTTTTAATCGCAAGAAGGTGGGCTTTTTCAGCCTTTTCTTCTTTAGTCAACCGTTTTTTATTCAAATGAAATGTCTTTTCATTAAAATCAAAATTAATCTTATACTTCTCAATTATGTAGTGTTTTTCCGCTAGTAATCTTACTGCGGTAATATCTACGCCAGTGGCTTGAATAGCCTCGTTCGCTACAGATTTTTGTGCAGCAGCCTCATTTACTTTCTTTAAGGATTCTGCCCTTTTTTCTTCGACATCTGCGGCATCGTTAACAGCACTTGAGTATGCTACATAAGCTGCGGTAGCTACTGCTAATAGAGCTATTAGCCCTGCTGTTATAGGATTTTTTAACATAGCTGCTGTTAGAGCGTTAAACCCTCCTGTAGCGAAAGCTAAGGCGCCAGTCATTTTTCCTAATGCAGCTGTCACAAACACTATAGTACCGCCTGCTGCTCCCATCGCTAAAGACATAACCAATATTACTGCTGCAGCGGCATAACCTGCGCGAGCAATGCCCTTCATAGCGATATTAGACTCAGACATTGGGGCAGCCATCTGATCTATTTCTTTTCTTGCGTCTCTGAGAGATAAAGATAGCTCACTATAGGCCGTTATCATTATGCCTAAAGAGTCTGACCTTGCAGCATCCGTCATAGTTTTCATTGACTGTGCTAGTTGGTCTTGAGAGTCTTTAAGTGTGTCAGAAATATCTAGTATATTAGCTAAAGCACCTACCATAGGCTCTAGTCCGGAAGCTACAGCTATCATTAATTGGTCTTTAAAGTTTGCAGCATTTACCGCTAACTTTTCGTAAACGGTAGATTTAACTTGAATACCCGCAAACCTTTCATCTAACTGTCTTTGTACTTCATTAGTTAATGCTAACTGTCTTTCATAGTCAGATAATTGATCAATGGTCTTACCCACTGTTTCTGCATAAGCTTTGAAAGCCGGAGTTAGTCTGGTTACGATACCTAGCTCATCGAAAAGCTCGATTTCTTGCTTGGATATACCACGAAGTACTCTATCCATAGCGTCACTAAAGTTTATACCTAAAGCTATTGAAGACTTCCTTGCACCTTCTGCTAACCTACCTAATTGGTCTGCTGTAAAATCGAAAGCTGCACCCTTAGTGGCAAAGTTCATACTATCTTTAACCGAAAGTATAGAACCTGAAAGCTCATTCATTTGCTTAGCTAGTCTAGGTATATTAAGACCACTTACGCCTGCTGAGAATGATGCTGTTGAATTTATTAGTCGGTCTAGGTTTGCTGCGTCACTTAAAACCCTAAAGGCTTCTGTGGCGGCGTAAACGTTAATAGCTATGCTAGCATACATAGACGTAAGAGGGTTCATGCCAAAAGCCATTTTACTAAAAGACTTAGTAGCACCATTGCCTGATTTAGTCATATTGGTTAGGTTAACTTGAGTCTCTTTAGATCTTTTGTTAAACTTACCTTGTGCTTTTGTAGCATTATTGGTTTCGTGTGCAAAGTCTTGAAATTCTTCACTCATCTCATTTGTTGTAAAGTCTAAATCAACTATAGCCTTTCTAGTTTGTTTAATACGAGTAGCGGCTTTGCCGGTATTGGCCTCAATATCTTTCAATAGTTTAACCATAGACGTCATGCCAGAAGTCTCACTCATATTACCTAAGGCAGTATTAGTAATGTTCGCTTGCTTAGCCATGTCCTTAAGCACTAAAGTAACAACCTCTAAGTTTACAATATAACCTTCTATTCTTTGAGTTGCTTTAGCATCTCCAGTCATAGCCCTGTTAATACTTTGCGCACCCTTAGCTGCAGACTGAAAAGTATTATTAAGAGATTGGGTTCTACTGATAAGAGTCTCTAAGGACTTTATAGGGCCTTTTAAGAAACCCCCTACCCTTACAGAGTTATCTTGAATGTTCTCAAGCTCTGTATTAATAGCTTTTACTGCGGTAGTTACCTCTGCGGCCCCCTTAGTATTTATGTCTATTAGTACATGTTTAATTTGTTGTTTATTTGCCATATTATATCTCCTTATAATATTAAAAAAACCCCCTAACCACAAGGACTAGGGGGCGAGAAATAAGGCTTTCGCCTTTTCTAGAGGATTTATTTGCGAGAAGCCTTTTTATTGGCTTTCTCCGCCTCTTTCACAGCCTGTTGTCTAGCTCTATTATCAAGGAATCTGATTACATCGAATGTCTTCATTTTCATGTGATTGTCTACCATGTACAAATCATAAAGTACAGGTAGTGACGATATAGCCTTTCCAGTGTATATGGGAGACATTCCTCCACTATATAAATCAGGCAGCGCATTAAATATTTCCATAGCAACATGAACATAAGTAGGAAAACTACTGTATTCAGGTGGTATTTTTTCAGGGTCTGGTTTATCCCCAAAGGTTTCACACATTATTAGGTACTTTTCAGTAGTCATACCAACTTTAGCGTTGTCAAAGTACTTTCCCAAGTACTTTAACGTAGCTTCTTGTCTATCAGTCTCGAAATCGTTCGATGTTAAACACCTGCTCATTTATCCAAGTATCGAATATTTGCGAGTGTTTTAATAATTCTACGACATTTTCTAAACTAAAGTCTACTTCACTTTCAAGATCTTCAATCTTGCTTGCGTCTACAAGTAGTAGTTCGCTAAGGTACTTCATCTTTAAGCCAGACCATCCTTTGATGGCCGCGCTTGCAAACTTTTCCAAGAACTTATCTTCATCTAGTTCGGTAACAGACATTCTTAATGCTGGATCAATTTTAGTAGTTTCTGATTCTTCTTTGAGCTTTCTAGATACTTCTCTAGAAATAGCTGCAATACTTATTTTAAATCCGTCTAGTCCTGGGAACTCTACTTCTACTGTTTTTGTGTTTACAATTATATCTTTTAATAACATTTAATCTTTTCCTCTAGAATTTAATGTAAGAACTTACGGCTGTTGGTAATAGTTTATAATCCGTAGTCTTTTGGTGGATACTACTCATGTCCCATCTATCTGTGGTGTTACAAGCAGTTAAATTTATTTCGAATGTACTTCCATACTTAATTTGTACAGGAGTGCTGTTGTTATAGACATTAGTGTTGTCTACTTTGTTCTGGGTAATGGAACCACTAATAGCCATGGATGCCAGTACTGGGTTCTTTTGTTTATAGATAGTACCACTAAGAGTATCGTGAACGCTTTTTTGGCCTAACCAATTAATTGTTCTAGTAATCTCGCAAGTTACTTCTGCTATATTACTAAAATTAGTTATATCTATTGTATCATTATAGAACTTACTAGAATCTTGGGCATAAGTTATTGATGGAATACTGCTTACAGTGATTAAATCACTAGCAACACCTGTAACTTCTAACATGAGAGCTTCCTTTCTACTTAGCTTAAAGGAAATATTTTGTCCAACACAAGTATCTAACTTATATATAGTATTACCCGCATCAATATAAATATCTACAGTTTGTAGAGTATTAATATTAGGATCTATAACATAAGTACCTGTTGACTCTGAAAAACCAAACCATTCAAATATACTGGACTCTGTAATACCATCTCCTACATAGCAAGAGAATGTTAAATTACTAGTACCCTTTTCATTTACAAAAGTTCGTTCTACAATATTTGGATTGTGTATTGTTTTTACTTTCTGGCTAGACTCTACAAATGTTTGTGAGGCAGTAGCAGAGCCAACAAGTAACTGGTACCTGTTGACTCCATTATCAATGACTAATTTCGTTCCTTTTTGGAACGTAATCATTAGCTAGCGTAGAATTTTAAGCTAACTTCATCACCACTTATTAGAGATGAACTTGAAGGGATGCCTTTAAACTCGAACGAGGTAGAAACTACATCATCAACAGAAAGGTCAGGAACAGCAAGGTGAGCTAGTGGAATAGTTACTTCCATACGAGCACCTGTAAGGCCGCCAACATTTAACACAATATTAGCAGCGTTTGTAACAGCGCCAGCAACATTAGATAACATATGCTGTAATAACTCTGCAGAACCGTATTTGCTAGCCGCACTACCTGTACCGCCTGTATCTTTCAAGTAAGCTTCAATACTACCAGAAACTTCAAAAGACCCAGTAAATGAACCAACAGGCTTATCTACCTGAGCTAAGGTGCTAGGCGTTAAGTAAGTTATGTTGTTGTTAATAGTAAGATTGGCTCCAGTGATAGGAATTCCATAGTTATTATTCGCACTAGGCGCAACATCTGCGGTCATATTCATAATAGTTAATTTATTAACCAAATAAGACTTAACAGCGGGTATTTTAACATAGCTATCTGCAGTAGGAGCAGCTTCATCTAAAGTACTACCAGCAGAAGACATAAACCCAGGATTGGCTATTGGAGCATAACTCAATGCCTGTCCCGACCAAGCTACTTGACCAATATCTGCAATATCTATAGATACATCAGCTTGACTAACTTGTGCAGCATCTACAAAGTAGGTCTGGTTGTCAATTTTAAAGTACAAATATAATTTAGTTAGCACATGTGCAGAGTTATTGGTAAAAGCAACATTAAAAGCAGTGCCGTCACCGAATACTGTAGAAGTTGAAGTGGTATTATCAAAATCAGTAGCGGTACCATCAGCGTTTGCTAGGGCATGCCATAATAACATGTCACAAGTGTAGTGGTTAGTATCTTCATACGGTGTTGTGTAGGTTGTGAAACTCCAATCCACTGGATCCATAGTTTCATTAAAACGTTTTGAACCACGTGTTGGTGTAGGGCCTGCTTCTTCTACCATAACATCTGATGACGTTACTGATTGAGAAAGAGAGTAACCTTCCTGTACGGGTATCTCGAATGTATTAGCGTTATTGTGACCAGTAGTCACGGTACTAATCCACAAACGGGTATTTCTTGATAAGTTAATGCTCATCTTTTATATTCTCCTTTTAGAATGTTTGTCTTATTTTTTCATATCGAACTTCTAGAACGACTTCGCCTAAAGCATTAGGATCAAGTAGACCCTCATCTGTAGTGATGGTAATAATACTATTATCCACCGTATTTCTTATTTCCAAACCTTGGGATGTAGTTACATTATACGACAAATTTAAGTGCGTGTCAACAACATTCTCTATATCCGATATGAGAGATTCTAGCTCTCCCTGAGCATCTTCATTACTTTCTACGTATATTCTTATATACATAGTTATAGTGGCCCATGTAAAATTAGAGGGCATATCTTCTCTGCTCTCTGGTCCGGGGGTAACACTTATATATGGAAAGTCTTGTATATCATCGAAATGAACTACTTTATTTGTGACGTTCTCATAAATATTATTAACGTATATTCCAGTACCATTTAAAGAGGTACCTATAACTGAAGCTAAACCTTTAGCTATTCCTGATCTTGCACTCATTAAAACCTCCTTCCTTTATATATGTTTGTGAACACATTATTATTAAAAGACGTCTTACTAAGGGCATTTCTAAGTGCCAAGTGTAGTGCTTCTTTTATTAAAATACTTGGGGATCTGCCGGGTTTGTGTTGACGCCCTCCTTCCTCAAATACAGAGTAAGGGGCTATCATATAATTAAAAAAGATAGATACCTTATTCTCCCTCTGGTTAGCAACATTATCTTGGAAACGAATACCAGTAACCTGTGCGCTATTAGATAGCCTACCAGACTGCCGCTCAAGTCTACCATCATGACCCATCAATTGAGAAATATAGTTATCTAAAGTAGAATTTAGTATTACAGATAGCTGTAGTCCAGAAATAAATTGACCTGCCTTACTTCTAAGACCTCTTACTTCGCCAGGTATCTTTACTCTACCTTTCTTAGCAAACTTAGTAGTCTCGGTCTTTTTATCAAAAAACCGCTGACCCATTACTATATTTTCCAATATATCATCTAACCTTTCCGAAGCCGCATTAAAAGCATCATCTACAACACCCTCTGCAAATACATCGGTACTTTTTAATTCTATAAATGAGTTTTTTAAAGATAACCCTTTAGCATTTATATTTACCGAGGTAGTAGCATCAATAGCATTAGCTTTATTTAATTTTCTACCTAGCTTTCTTTCTAATATTGCGTCATATGCAGCACTCATTACAGTACCTTATAAATATTCATAGCCAGTTTTATATAAGACGGGATTAGCTCCGTATCTCCATAGTCTGCAGACTGACCATTACCTAGATTCCTAGATTTTATAAACTCTCGCTTATTTAAATAAGTAACAAACTCAAAAGCCGATAACATTAGATCTGCAGGAACACTAGAGTGTCCGTGTGTGTAATCTACTTCTAAGGCAAACCTTTTTTTTGAAAAACTAGTGTAAGATTCTATTCTGCCTTCTCCCTTGTGCAAGAGGTATCCTGCAACATCCAAGGCAACTTCATTATATCTAATTGCTTCCACGCTTATAATAGGCGCATGGGGCAGTAAAATTTCTTCTCCATTAAGGCAAGAAGTTTTATGTACAAGCACTACAGTAGGTGTAAATGTAGTGTTACAATAGTTTACTATATATTGATTAACGAAGTCTATGATGTATTGAAGTTTACTATCTTGATTGGGACTACTAATACCCATATAAGTTTTATAAGCTCCTAAAGTAATTATACTCATGTTATACTCCTATACAAAAAAGGCCGGCATATAGCCAGCCTTTTTTATTAATCTATATTAAGAGGCTGCGTATGTAACCGCAACAACACCTTTACCGTTACCAGCAGAAGCTTCGATTAGAGGCTCCAAGTTAACGCGTTGGGTTGCAACGAATACTGTACGATCTAACTCAACATCAAAATCGCTACGTAAAGTTACACCACGTTGGCGTGTTACTACGAAGTTTGAAGTATTAACCATAACAGCGTAAGCAGTACTAACAGCTTTAGCAGCAAATTCATCAGAAACTAGTACTTTCATACCATATACGTTACCAACTTCGCCTACTAATTTAGTAGAAGCAGTAGCAACCTGTTGAACATCAGCCCATTCAGCATCTTCAAGTAAATCCCAGTAAGCGTCTTGAGAAACGATTAATGAAATATCTTTAATATCAATACCATAAAGACCCATCTTACGGCGTGCAGCTAATAAATCAGCAGCAGTTACTTTAACAGTACCATCTGCTTTAGCAGTAGAAACTGAAGTTTGTGCACCAGCAGCTACAGCCATAGCTTGAGTAGCCAAACCTTTAGGCTTAGCAGTACCATCACCGATTAAGAATGAAGCATCCATTTCAGCAGCGTGAGATTCAACTAAGTGAGAGCGTAAAAGAGGGATTACTGAGATGATTGCATCTTCTTCAGTCTCTTCTGTTAAGAAAGTCTTAGCAGCAAGCTTGAAAGTCTTAAGAGTCTTTTCAGTAATTGTAACTGTAATCTCAGCACCAGTACGAGCAGAAGCAGTACCGTCAGCCATGTTAGCAGCAGAAATCCAGTTAGCGTTTGAACGTGCTGGATTAATTGGAATAGTCATATTAGCTGAATTCATTGATAATTCAGTAAATAATGGAGCAACAACTAATTTAGCTTGAATATCACGCATTAAGTTAGTAGAAAACTCAGTTTCATAACCATCGCTTGAAACAGCAATGCTTGAAGAACCGTTAACAGCTTTTTCAGTAGCAGTAAATTTCTTACCGAAAGAAGTTAAAGCACCGTCTACACCTTTGATAATGCCTAACATTACCATTGAGTCTACGTTCTTTGCACGTTGAGCGTCACCGCCACGTACTGCTGTAGCAACTGCAGATACTGCGTTAGAGCGTGAAGCAACTACCTGAGCGATTTCTTCTTTAAGAGAAACGATCTGATCGTTGTTAGCTTTAACCATCTCAGCAAAAGTACCATCTTTAGCACTTAACTCAGCTTTTAATTCTTTTACTAAAGTTTCAGCTTCAAGACGAGCAGCAGTTTTTACGCTAGCAGTTTGGTCAGCAGCAGCTTTTTCAGCAACTAATGTAGCAGCATCTTCAGCTAATTTTTTTGATGTAGCAGCTTCGATTGCTGAAGTTGCAGCTTGAGCAGCAGCCTTGGCAATTGCCTCTGGGCTTACTGAATTTTTTTGCATTTCTGCAAGTTGTGCTTGCATTTGTTCTAAAGTCATTATATTTTTGTCCTTAATATCGCCGGATGGCGTAATGTTATTTTTGAATTTCTCAAAGTCTTGAGAGTTCATGCTTTTAGCAACCGAAAAGACAGAGTCTTGATTGCATGGCACAGATACAACTGATACCTCGTGTAGTTCTACATCTGTGATGTAGTACGTATCCGATTTCTGGTCGTATTCTGCATCAAGTATACCAAATCCAACACTAAATGTTGTTAAGATACCATCCTTGATTAAATGATAAACGTCACCAGCACCTTTGCTGATTCTCGCTTTTATTTTTAGTCCTATCTCCGTAACCTCATGACCAATCATTGCTCCGATTGGCATACTATGGTTGTGGTAAGCTAGAACAATTGGGTTCTTTAAGTAATTGGTGAGAGCATTTTTTGTCATCCAAGCTTCCATTGGAATAACGTCACCAGCACGGTCTTTAGTAACTGTGTTGGCATACCCTTCAATTATAAGATCTTCACCATCATCATCTAGATGAACGGATTTAATCTTACTTACTAATTGGGCATTATACATCTTTTTTGACATATTTAGACACCACCTTCTTTTCTACTACTTTAGTTTTGGCTTGGATGTTACGTTGAGCAATACAGTATTTAGTATACTCCGAGTAAAACATTGTCCAATTCTTATAAGCTTTAGTAATAGTAAGTACTGGAAAAGGCTTCATAGACTGGGCGCTGTACGCACTTCTTGTCTCAGGGAGCTTAGTACCGAATACTTTATATACTTCTTTAATAACGTGATCCATTATTTATTCCTTATCTTCTGGCGGCTTTCCACCTTCTTGTCCTGAGACACCTGTACCAGATCCTGCAACATTTGCTGGGATCCTGATTTTCTTCATTAGAGGGTCATCAACCGGCTCTAATCTAAGAATAACCCTAGCTTCATTACCTATCATTAAACCATTATTAACTAGTGAAGATAGATACTCTGCCTGATCTTTTTGGTCTGGCTTTAATGCTGGGACTTTGTGAGTAGAGAGTTCTACATCGTAAGCAAAAAAGTACTCAAATGCGGATTCAAACTTACGCATCATAGGAAGAATAGTAGTATAGAACATTAGCTCTAAGTTAGGTTTAAGATTAGCGTTGTTACCACTATTAAGTAGGATAGGAGGAACTCCTAGGGCCATACAAATCTTTTCTTCTTTAGCATCTATGCTCTCGTTGAACGACATTTCTTTGAAGTTTGAGTTTGACATAGATTTGGCTTTTAAACCATTGTCCAGAATTAGTGGTCTAGTAGAACCTCGTTTAGGATTGAATTTAGCCATCCACTCTTTTTCTTGTCTATCTTTTAGTTTCTTACTAAGAATTTCATCGGTCTCTACAATAAGACCCATTACCGCTCCGTTCTCAAAAAATGACTTTTGGAAATTTAACATAGCTTCTCTAGAAAGTATACTATCTAGTGCACTGTTAATTCTTGAGTCTCCTCGGTAAATACTGTTGAGACTATTATCTTTTATAAAAATTATTTCATCTGACTTAAACGTGTGCTGTCCATTATATATAAAAGAATTTATATAATGTTTATTGTCAGGAATTACTTCCATCTCTGCAGCAGGTATGTGGTATAGGCTACTACCATCATAATGAATAAAAGCATTACCATCCATTATAAAATCCATTATGATTAAACGTCTGAACGTATTAATATCCATATAGGGATTTGGTCGGTGGTTTAGTAGATTTCCTAGGGTCTTATTTCGTACACCTGTTGCTTGTCCTGTAAAGGGTAGCGATCCGGCAACGTCATAGTTTATCATCGAGGCATTATCAATTAGTAAATTGACACACCTATTAACTACTTCAACTAGCTCGTAAGCATTTTTTAAAGTATTTATCTTTGATTGGGTAGTCCCTATGTTAGAACCTTCATCCCTACCTATAATAGGCTGTACGGGATTTAGTTTTTCTACTATATTTGCCCAAAATTTTGGCATACTGGACTCCTTAAAGTAGGGACGCGAAAGATTTCCGTATCCTTGGTATGTGTTTAGTGAATTTTCCTGAGTCTATAGTAGGTTGGGATTCCGTCCCCGACTCTCTGTCCATAACTTTTTGGCGCTGTTTAAGCACCCAAACTTTCTGCTTTTCAGCAGTAGACATGGCAGGCTCTCTGCCGTATACTTTATGTAATTTTTTATGATGTTCGTTACATAGCGTAACCCCATCAGTAACAACAGCTTCCCAATTATCTTCATAGAATTTGTCTCGCATAGCTAGGACTTGTTCATCTGTAGAAATGGGTATATTATGTTGTCTGGAGTAGTCTTTCAACAAGATAGAGAGTGTACGATAGTGGTGGAATTCTAGGTCCAGCTCCGTATCACACACTGCACAGTTACACTCTTTCGGGTACTGTGATTTTATTCCGTCTCGAATATGTTTTGTTGCCACTCGTTTGTTAGTATTTGAAGCTATAATGTCTCTCCTCTGGAAATTAAAAGTTCTTTTTAATGTTAGTACTTTTTCCGCTGAAACAGCGAAATTACTTTAAAAATATAGTTCTATGTAATTTTCCAGTTCGGTACATTTTGATTCAATATAAGTATATTATACTTAACAGTAACAAAAATGTCAACTAGTTAATTAAGTTTGACTCTATCGCCTATAGCTATATATAGCATAGCGTAGAGCATCGGCTAAATGCGAGAACTGATCATGCTTAGGCTTTGGTTTTATTAACGCAGAGTTAGGATCCCATCGGTAGTTGGTTAACATCAATATTAGATCTTCACATTCTGGACTAACAAATAACTTATCGTTATCGATCAATGATTGTACAGAAGCTATACCGTCTAGAACTGATTTCTTAGCTTTAGATGATGGAAGATCATATTCTACTGCCATGTCCTGCCTAAACTGAGCTGCAGCGGAATCGCAAAATACCATGTCTACGTCATACTTATCATACACCTTAATGAACGCTTTCGCGTGATCACTAGTAAGTTTCTGACTAACTTGATAGTCCCATATTGCGTAGAACGTATCGTATTCTGTATCGTACTTAATAACAAGACCACCTGTGGCATCTTTGTAACCAGGATCGATTCCCATTATAGTTTCGTAACGATATGGGTCAGTTAACCAATCCTTATCACTCAGATCCATCACATGTTTATCACTGTCAAAGCTCTCGTATATTTGCCCCTCAAAGGTAGCAAAATCTGCTTCGTACTCTTGTTTAAACTCTGCAGCACTCATACCTTTCTTAGCAGACTCTATATCTTTCTCACTGTTACGAGGATTATCTTTCCACGTAGAATGTATAGATACCCATTCAGGGTTAGAGTCATCTAATCCAGTTAATGAGTTCTTATCAAACCCACGCATATAGAACTCATGGAAGTAGTTCAAACCACGAGGAGTAGATATGAATATGGCTTTACTGTTAGGACGATCCAGCGTTGGACGTAGTTGGATGTTGAAAGCATCACGACCATTGCCGTCTAACGCAGCCTCATCAAACAGTATTAGATCGTAAGAACGACCAACTAGTGAATTCACTGAAGAAATGGAGCCAAACTTAATCATGCTACCATTCTCAAAATGCATCTCTTTCTCGGTCTTATTCTTAGACTTGATCTCTATAGCATGTTCTTCTATCATGCGCAATTGCTCATTCCAAGATATGTTAGTTAACGAGAAGTTGGGCGACACAATCAAAATATTAGTATTGGGTTCTAGGCTTTTAAGAAATGCCACGGAGTTAGCAATGAATGTTTTCCCTGTACGCCTAGATAGACAGGCTACTATGAACCTGTACTCTGGAGAGTTGAGAGCATTGATTAAAGCGATCTGTGGCGCGATAGGGACAATATTAGATACGTCTAGGAATCCCTGTATAGGTAACTTGAGGAACCTGGATTCAACAGGAAAATCAAGTATCTCTGTATAGTTTAAACAAGGTCTACTTACCAGCATCTAGTATCTTCTCCAAAAGTGAATTATAGTTATTATTAGTCTGGTTATTGACTTGAATCGCGGGGCCGCCACTTTTCTCAGCAGCTAGGAGTTTGATTTGCATATCCATTTCTTTCATCTTCATGGAATGTGCTTCTTTCATTATCTCTAGGATATCTTTGTTGCTACCCATCCCGGTATCTTCCATCTCTTCAAGTTTATGGCTAATGATCTCGTCCATCACAGCAGCAAACCTTTCGCGATTCCTGAAACCGCCCTCGAAATAAAGTTGGTCCACATACGCTTTGACCTCTCTTTTGTTCATGTATTCTACTATGGTTTCAAGGGGAATCCCTAAGGACATAGCAGTCCTTTCGCTGTCACTACCATTCTGTAGGTAGGCTTCTGCTATCTCTAAGCCTTCAGGCGAGATTACTGTTAATTTATTATCAGTCATATTTGTTTTCTCCATTTTAGACATTATACATCATGGATATTGCAATGTCAAGTGCGAATTTACATTAGATACATTGCGTGGGCTCTAACTGCGTCACGAACTTGTCACATACTTGTCACGAACTTGTTATGATATTGCCACATACTCTCACATACTGTCACATATTGTCACATACTTGTTATGATATTGCTATGATATTGCTATGATATTGCTATGATATTGCTATGATATTGCTATGTCCATAGAGTCGAGGTCACCTCGAGAAAATATCTGTGCGCCATAAAAGATACACCAAAACTGACTCA